CTGCAGCGTTCCTTGCCGTTCCCAAACATCGTAAGGTACATGGTCCCGACGAATTCGAAGTTCCATATTTTCTTCTGGGATCCAGAAGTATGGGAGGATGACATATTTGTCGTCTTCATCAGTAGGCGGGAAGACAAGTACGAAGGCTGTGATATCTGTCGTGCTAGAGAGGTCTAGACCACCATAGCAGACGCGGCCTACAAGGTCATCTTCATCTACAGGGAATGCGCAGGCATCCCACTTCTCCATGGGCATCCATCGAACCGCCTGTTTGACCCACTGGTTGAGACGGAGCTGTCGGAAGCTATTCTCCTCTGCAGGATTCTGCTTTGCGGATTCACAGGCAGCTTGCACTTTATCAATCCCAACTGTTATACCAAGGGATGGGTTGGCCTTCTTCCACACTTTAGGGTCGGTCCAATCGTCATCCTCGTCTGCGCCGTAAATGACCGGGTAAAAGGTTGGGTCAATTTTCCGGCCCGCGAGGATATCTTTGGCCTTCTGGTGTGTTTCATAGCAGATGGACTTGGTATCCGTACCTGCCGTTGTGATTAGGAAATATAGGGGCTGCATTCTGGCATCGCCAGAGCCCTTAGTCATAACATCAAAGAGTTTTCTGTTTGGCTGCGTATGCAGCTCATCAAACACAACACCATGAATATTGAAGCCGTGTTTTGAATAGGCCTCGGCAGACAGCACCTGATAGAAGCTGTTAGTAGGCTGGTATACGATACGCTTTGTGGCGGTGAGGATTTTGACACGTTTGCTAAGCGCAGGACACATGCGCACCATATCTGCAGCAACCTCAAATACGATCGACGCCTGTTGCCGATCCGCGGCACAACCGTAGACCTCTGCTCGCTCTTCGCCATCGCCACAGGTCAGCAATAATGCGACTGCCGCAGCAAGCTCAGACTTTCCCATTTTTTTAGGAATTTCAATATATGCGGTGTTGAACTGACGATACCCATTCTCTTTCAGCGTGCCGAAGATGTCTCGAATAATTTGTTCTTGCCAATCGATCAGTTCAAACGGTTTCCCAGCCCACGTACCTTTTGTATGGCACAGGCTTTCAATGAAGGCAACAGCGTAATCTGCAGACTCCTTGTCGTAATAGGATCCCTTTGCCAGAAAAGGCGTTTGTTTATATCGTTTTAGTTTTCGCAAATTTTCACCTCCATCTGGACACAAAAAAAGCAGCCCTATGGCTGCAGAAAGTGGTTGCGCTTACATTTTGGTACGCAACCACTTGATGTATAAAAAAGACACCTACTACGAGCAAAAGGGCCGAAGCCCTGATGCTGTGTTGGTGCAGCTTAATAGTTTTCGCCGTGAAGCAGGATCTCAACGGCCAGCTGGGTATCCGGGTCTGCAGGCTCAATGTCCCAACCGCGATCGTAATTGGCGACTACCTCGCCGTCTCGCTTGAGCATCAGCTTGCTGACCTTACCACCTTCAATTCCGAAGCGGGAAGGTTCTTCGTAGACCTTGAGCCAATAATGGAACACGCTGTTGTAAACTCTGAGGCTTCCTTCTTTCCACATGCCCGGTCCCTCCTTAAATGCGCTTCATGCAAATGGCGGGGATGCGGGCGCGTTCGCCGGTCTGCCAATCGGTATAGTTTGCGTTGACTTCGGCGAGGCCTACCATCTGGAAGCCCTGCTTTTCAAAGGCCGCCAAGGTGGGGATGAGGCTGGAGAAGGTGCTGCTGATGGTGAACTCGGTAACTCCGGCGGTGGTGAAGGTCTCGACAATGGCCTCAATGTCGGTGTCCCAAATAACCTCGGAGAAGTCAATCAGGTCGTTGCCTGCGTCGATGCTCTTGCGGTAGGCCCAGAAGGCGGTTGCGTTGATGCCATAGTCCTTGAGGCTGGCGGCCTGCTCTGCGATGGCGCGTTCAAAAAGGTCGATTTTCTTCATGGTGGTGTGCTCCCTTCGTTTTGGTGTACACACATGATCGCTCTGAATGCACACTATAGCAAGTCAATCCGGACACATATATCCACCAAAGAATCAGCGCTTGTATTGTGTAGATTATCTGCATAACGAGCAAAAGGGCCGAAGCCCAATTGCTGCGGGGTTTGCTTAGTAGCCTTCCTTGGTGATCCGCTTTTCGCAACGCTCCATCAGCCAAGCCTTACCGCAGAAGCGGATGTCTTTGAGGTAGCTGGCAGCAGCGGCGTTGAAGCAGCAGCTGCCTTCATCGTAAAGATCCGTGGTGGCCATGTCATAAAGGGTGTTCACGAGGCCCTCGTGATCGGCAAGGGCAGCTCTGGCGTTTTCGTATTCCTCGGTTCCTTCGGCGTTGTCCAGCATGGCGTTCTCGAGGCCGCCCAGAAGCCAGTTGGCAGCGTGCTTGATGTTGTAAAAGGCCTTCTTCTGTCTTGCGTTCATCTCACTGATTTTCATTGTGAAATCCTCCATTTTGTAGTGGTGTAGTCCCTTTCGGTAGTGACATGATCGCTCTGAATACACATTATATCAAGTCAATTTCCGGGGATATACTACACAAATATCCGGAGGACAAAGTGTGCTTTATGCATGAATATGACGCAGGATTTCCTCGATGATTTCGTCCTGTGCGGCCCCCGTTATTCCTGCGATTTCGAGAGCCTCGCGGGTACCGCACTCGGAGCAAATGAGGGTCGAGTTATCTGCTCGGGATAAGGCAGGCTCACCAAGGTATTCCTTCCCGCAGTGGGGGCACAGGCGGGCCTCAGGACGCTTCATCGTCATCCACCTTCTTTACAAAGTCTTCGCCGTATACCACATTCAAACCACAGCCGTTATCCCAGCGAACCAGAATAGATGCGGTGTCGTCTACACCGCGAACAGTCCCTCGGGTGCCGATCGGAGGCGCTTGAACATCATCCATATGGAGTAACTCGACGCGGCAGCCGACCGGGTACTGCTTACGTACCCGGTCCACAATCTCCTTACTTGGAAATCGCATGGATGAACACCTCCTCATCTTTTTTGATTTCGCGTAGGGGGCACTTGGGATGGCGCTTGGTGACGTAAGGTTTCAGAACGCGGGTGTTATCACGGGCGCTGGTAGGATAGGTGCAAGCCATCTTACAGTCCATGCAGTTTGCGGGCATGGCATCCATCGAAGTCACATAAACGATCATGCCGACACCTCCTCATCCTGAAGACTCATCACATCGTCATAGAGTTCCGGGTCGCTTTCAATACGCTCCACGTACTCCTGGACTTTCGGATTTCCACTCTTGAAGGCAGAGCTGCCGGTGAGCTTTGAAAGCAGGATCTTGCGTTCAGTCTTGTACTCTGCGCCGATGAATCCCAAGCGGAGGAGGAAGCAGCGGAAAGCATATTTCTCGTTGTCCACTTCCTTTTCCGTCCGAGAGACTCGTTGCTGATTCCTTGTCATGCTGCAGAGTTTGCAGATGAAGCTTCCGTAGGCCTTCGCCTCATCAGGGGTGGGCATAGTATCGAACCAAGGGAAGGATACCGTTTCCTTGCCCAGCTCAATGGGGGTACGGGTAATGCCGAGTGCCTTTTGGATCAACTTTCCCTTGGCATCCAGCAGGTTGGTCAGATTCCCAAGATTGACCTTATCCAAAGGCAGTGTGATGGTGAGGCCAACGGTGTCGTTTGCCTCGGGGGTGCTGTATGCGGGCGGGCAATCTTCCAAGGGTTCCGGGCCACCTATCGGGGGCTGTGTGGCGAAGGTGTCGTCGTACTCGGCCTCGAAGCCGCGCTCGGCCAGCTGCTGGACAAGGCGTTCAGTTTCTGCGCAATCCGCGCTGTTGTCAAAAAGAACGCTGCCGGTCTTGGTGATGGTGAACTGGTCCACCTGGTAGGCTGCCGAGGGCATCCCGAGGTACTTTGCCTTGCTGCCGGTGACCTCACTGATTGCTGCCACCAGCCGCTTGCGGTCTTCACCGCGCATGTTGTAGTTGAGTTCAAATGTTGACATGTGCTATTCCTCCTTGTTTTTGGGTAGTCACATGATCGCTCTGAAAAGCACATATAGCAAGTTAATTCAGGGTGTCATACCTCACAATTAAACGGGCTAAAATGTGTTGAATATACAGTTAATGAACGACTTCCTTGACCAGCTCCGAATAGGGGATTTTCTGTCCTTTTCGAATAACATACACGCCCTCCGCATCTCCGGTATCCTCCACATATCTGCGCAGAATTACAGAGGCGTACTTCTCATCCAGCTCCATGGTATAGCAGATGCGGTTGGCCTGTTCACATGCC